GCCGTCTGGACGTGGGTCGTGGGCGCAAAGGCTTCTGTGGGGCTAGAGCCTGACTGCGAAAATAATGTTGCCTCTCCATGTGTGGGATGGTTAGATGTTACCTCGCCCGTGTTATCATCGACGACGGACCAAGTGCCATTCGTTTCTTGCCTCAGCATAATCACGCCTCCTTATCAATTCGGCTACCCTACAACTTGGGGTTGTCCCGGGGGTGCCCCCTCCGTACCCGGTTCGTCCTTCACAAAGGTATACATAAAGTCTTCTGGCTTGCGCCCGTCATTAACCCACCATGTGAGCGCATCTGCATACGTCCGGCGCATCTCTTGCTTCATCCATGTGTCCGCACCGGGATGAATGTTGTATGCCGACACCAGTGAGGCCAAACGGTAGTTGCTAAAGTCATCACCACGCATAAAAGCAGCCCTGTCCGTGGCAAGATCGTATGTGATCTTATTCGACCCAAGTTGCTCATAGAAGTCATCTTCGGATATATTGCGGATTTTGTGCATATCATTCCGGAGAGTCCATACCGATTCATAGAAGTCAGGCCCATACCGCTCTTGTGGTTTCCCGAAATAATCTGTGTCAAGCCAGCTATAGAAGAAATCTTCTTCCTTTTCAACGTGAGCCGGGTCTTCGATCTCCCACGGCGCACCTTGTATATCGGGATCGTATTCCAAGGTAGCGGGGTCCAGCCACTCTCGGTCGCTCCAGTCCTTGTTGAGGTAGAACAGCATCTCCGCATCCCTGAACAGGGCGCGTTTGCCCTGCTGCGCCTCATATCTGCTGGAACCCCCTAGTGTGCTAAAGTATCGGTTAAACTGAGTCTCGTAGTCTGCGATAGGCGTATCAACGTCTAATGATTCTTCAGCATCGCCTTCGTCGCCTAGCGGCACATCGGCGCCTGCCTCGACGTCCGGCTCAACTGTCGTTGTGGCCTCGTCCCCTGCGCCAATGTCCTGTTCGAGCGTGACCCCGGAAGGCGTTGTGGCTGCAGGTCCAGTAACCCCCCCGCCAGGGGTCCAGTAACTTTTCGAAATATCCTCAGCCAGGGTAGTCGGAGTAGTCTCTGTGCCTAGGCCGACTGCTGGCTCGGTAACGTCTGGGGGCTCCAGCCCCATACCGCCTATCATAGAGCGGTCTAGTGTTATGGCTATGTCGTCAGCCGCTGCCAGGGAGAACTCATCACCGCGCTGTCGCAGGATATCTACCCAGTCCTCTACAACATCCTGGTCAACAGCACCACCAAGCTCTGCCTCGATGAAGGCCAACATGGCGGGCAGTCCTTCATTGTTCAGTTGCAGATCCAGTTCCTTGATGGAGTCCTTGAAATACTTGTCGTCCTCAATCTTGGCAAACTTAGCGTCCGTCGCTGGTGATGTTCCCTCGCCAAATACATAGTCTAAGGCCGCTGAATCCACTGCGTTCTTAAACGTAGCAGTCTCGCCTACTATTTCAAAGTAGTTTTCTGCCGTGTCCCCAAGCCAGTCCATCCCGGCCTCTACCAATGCCGGCCCCCCCTGCATCTCTGCTGTCCCTGTAACGGTCAGCACATCCATGAATTTATCCCAAATGCTGTCGCCCTCTTCCTTGGGTTCAGGCACGGGAGTCGTTGATAACGTGGGTACAGCCAGTGGAGAACCAGTGAACTCATCCCCCGCATATACGGGGTCAGGTTCGCCAAAGGCTAGGTCAATTGCCCCCAGCGCCAGATCCTGAACTTTATCGGCTATGGCGCTGCCGGCGCCAGATATAACACTCCAGATATCGTTGCCGCTTTCCTCCGCAAAGTCCTCCAGCTCGTACACAAAGTCGTCAAAGTCCTCACCGCCGTCCTCTATGAAGTCCTCGGCGGCATCAAACATCTCCTGCATATCCCCGGTCAGTTCCCCGGCTCCGGGGTATTCCTGTACCACCTCTGCGATGGCCTCGTCGGCCAGTGCCGGGCCGAAAGGGGTCATGAAAGAACCAGGGGCGGCAGGGCCCTTCTTCAACTGGAAGATAGCCTTGTCCACTGCGTCCTCGTCCTCTTCCCACATCCAGTCCTCTTCCTCGCCGAAATCACTGGTCGCGGTGACGTAGTTGTTCATCGCAGCATCGAAGTCGGTGCTTTTGTTCTCATACATCTCGTAGGTGACACCACCCGGGTGTCCCGTCCAGGCGTTGGCTGCAATGAAAGGTATATGGAAATACTCACCAAATGGCCCGTTAGGCATCTATGGACCTCCCTGTGCGCCCGGCCTGGGTGTGCCCGGAGGCACTAACGGGCCGGCCTGTGGAGTGGGCTGGGGCGGTGGAACGCCCATCATGGCATTCGGCATCACTGCGGGGTTAGCCGTAGGCGGGCCTCCCGGAGGAGGCCCCGGCGGCATAGGAGCGCCAGGCCCAGGAGGCCCGCCAGGAGGGGGGCCGGCCATAGCGGCATTACGCATTTCGGCTGCCTGTCGTTTCTGCATGATTACGGACATCAGCTCATTCACATAGAACTGCACCAGGTCTTCCCGCCCCTGGCGCTCCGCTGCACGGAGCAGTGTCCAGAGTGCCGCCTCGGGCAGCATACGCTCTGCCATCTGTTCCTTGATGGAGTCGTCCATCTGGTCTGCATCCTGTATGGCCAAGATCCTGTCCCTTATCGCCCTGTCCGACAGGAGAGGGGTCGGCCCCTCTCTGGCAATCTGTGCCATCGAGTACCTGGTCATGTCGTCCTGTGGCAGTTGTCCCACCAGATTCACGACCGGTGACCCCGTGTTCTTAATCATATCCGACTCTACCTGCTCAGTAAAGTAAACCCTGTTCCGGTCCATCCCGGACACCTCAATGGACTTGTACGCACCGGAGGAATACTGGTCTGATATCAGGTTGAATATCATCTCGTAGGCCTTCTCCACCCCTCTCAGGTACTTGCTCACCACTGTCTCCACTCCCTGACGGAGGGTGTTGATGGCAAAACCGGAAAGCTGGAAGGGTATGTCCCCGTATACGGAGTGGGGTATTGACCCCCTCTGCATCTCACTCGATACCAGTTGCATGAACGCGCCTGTTTCCTTGGCCATCTCCAGGAGGCCCAGAGGCTCCACGTTCTCGTTCTGGGAAAGGGCTATCTCGGAACCCTCCAGATACGGGTCCTCATCCAGTGTCTTTGTCCCGTCCCGGGAACGGACTATGAGCCCCTGCCTCCGTGACCTGGCTGTCAGTTCCAGCATGGTACTCATCATCAGGTTCTGCTTCGGGTACAGGTCCCGTGATGCACGGAACACGCTCTCTCCCACGTCCGCAACGGTGTCCTGCATGGAGGACTGGGACAGCGCCACGATGTAGGGGTTGGCCCCTATGGGCCCCAGGAACACCGGCACCTGGTCGGAGCCGTGCCTTATCTGCTTCTTCACCACCCTGAGCAACGGGCTCGCCGTGGAGCCGTTGTGGATGATGATGGTGTTCATCTCCTTGTCATAGAAGTCATACACATTTATGCCGTCCGACGTGTAGGGGGCATCCCAGTCAATCCGCACATTGTATTGTGCGAATATCTGGTCCTTGGTCTTCGGCATCTTGTAACACGCCCAGTCAAGACCCTCCGGGCCTATGCCCCAGTAGGTATGGAGTGGGTCCCAAGGTGTGATATCCACATATGTGGAGCCGTCCTCACGCTTGGCGAGGAGCGCCCGGCCCGCATACCAGCCCCTTAGAGCCGCATACCACCCGAGCTGGTTCCTGAGCGACGGCATCATGAGGCGGCAGAGCCGCTCGTCCGCGGCCCGCAGGACACCTATCAGGAAGCGCTCCTTCAGGTCATTGCGTTCTCTCAGGTCAGGCTCTGCCCCGTCATGGGGTATCCTGACCGTCATCTCCGCACCGGCAATCCAGCCTATAACCTTCTCGGCATAAGTCTGGGGGTCATTCGATGTATAGCTCTGGTAGCCCTCACCTGCATCGTAGGGCTCAAGACGGTACAGGGCATGGTCGTCCTGCATCCTCTGCCGCATGGGCTCGGTGGAATCGTAATGAGAATCCACCAGTTCGATTATCTCTTCCGGTCTGCGCCTGGCCATCTACACCCACCTTTTCACACGGATACGGCCCCGGTTCTCGATGTAACCGTACCCGAAGCGGTCTACGAGTCCGTATATCATGGCCTTAACACCATGATTATACTTGTCTTCCGGCACTTCGCCAACTATGTTCCCCTCCCTATCAGTCTTCCACCTGTAAGCCTTGGTCTGCCCGTCAAAGGGGTTGGGCGCAGACCCGAACTCAGATATGATCCCGTGGCACCTGGGGGAGAACACTATCCTCGGGGCATGGGTCTTGGGGTCTACCTTCAACCACCCCTTGAGCCGTTCTGTCCCCTCATTAATCCTTATCTTCTGGCTGGAGAGGTATAGCCCCGTCTTGTCCAGCCACACCTCGGTGGGTGCGGCCATCGCCTGGTGCTGTGTCCCCGCTATATCTATCACTCCGAAGTGGACATCGGGCCACCATTCCCTTGAGCGGGCGACATCGATGATATCGTCGGTCACTAGTCCCTGTTCATATATCTCGTCGATAACGCATAGCTGCTCACCCCTGACCTGCACTACCTCAACGGCGTATGCCCCTGCATATCCGGGGTCCATCCAGAGATGTACGGGAGATCCCGGCTCGTATTCGACCGCGCTGATATGCATATCAGGCCGGAACTCCGTGAACACCAGCCCCTTGGGCGGCGAAGGCTTCCCCTCAATACGTTCCATGAAGAAGTCATCACTCGACGCCTCCTTCAACCTCAGTATCTCCGGGTCAGTCGCACCCCCCGGATACAGGTGTGTGTTCGTCCAGCTAGGCAGGGAAAAGGCCCTGGAATCAGGCTCCGCACCCGAAGCCCATGCCGTGAACATCTGCGGATACCACCCAAGACTCCCCTCAAATGTCCCCGAGAGGAACATCCACCCCCTCCTGGGCGCACACCTCCCCATCAAACGGAAGAACGTATCAAGGTCCAATTGGCTGGCCTCACACCCCAATATCCCATTCGGCGCCCTCATGGCAAGCGTCCTCGGGTCCTTGGCACTCTTCGTCTCTATCCTCGTACCGTCCGCAAGAAGCAGATATCCCGGGTCCACCCGCTTGGATGCCTCCTTCAGAATCCCCAGAGAACTGAAGTCCTGAAGCAGATACTCAAACTCAGCCCTCGTCCTCTCATAGTCCGCAGCCACCAGCCAGTACAACCCACGCTCCTCCGTGTCCGCAAACCTCGACAGCAGATACTTGGACGCCACAAGACTCTTCCCCGCCTGCTCACCACCCGCCACAAGGTTGAACCTATACCCCGAATCCAAAATAATACTCTGCTCAGGAGTAGGGTAGAACCCCACCTTGTCAAACAGATATGTCCTCAGCAACGGGTTCCGTACAGCCGTCGTCATCTTCTCTTCCCTACCTTATCCTGATGGCGGGCCTTCTTCCTCATCTTCTTCCTCTTCGATATACTCTTAACCTTCGACACTATCCTCGTCCTCTTGCTCCGGCCTGCCCTTACGCCTCTCAAGCAACTCCGATAACGTCTGCTCCACACTCACCGGCAACGGACTGCTACCATCCCCCCGCTCCTCCTCCTTCCTCACAGCCTTGGCAGCCTGCCTCCACTCAATAATCAGATCCTTCGCCGAGTCCTCACTCAAAGCCACCTGGGGCCTGAACTTGGCCGGCAGATTAGCATTCAACAACGCCAACAACAACACATCACTCCCACGGTTCTTGTCAGGGTTCCTCACCCTCTCCAACGCCAGCTCCTCCAAATACTCCCCAAAAGCCTGCTTCGCCTTCTCCACCGCCCTCATGAACTCAGGGTCCTCCCTCACCCACCTCTCATATGTGGGGCGCCCCACCTGAACCGCCTTCACCGCACCACGCACATTACCCCACTCCTCATACGCAGCCAGGAACAACGCCTTGCGCTTCTCCTTGTCCTGCGTCCGCTCAGCATTCGTGCGGTTCCGCAACAACGGCTGTTCCCTGACGGGTTTCTTGGAAACATCCATAACACTATTCTCCTAATCCCTCAAACCTCATATCACCATATATCATGGTATATAACATCACACAGGTTATAGACCTGTGTGTGATGTTATATAACATGTTATATAT